TACTGCCGCTGCATAGTTATCCTGACCTGCACGATGCTTTGCAATAATAGCGTGGTGATTGGCTGTAGCTGAATCACCATTTCTTATTGCGTTATCGTATGATTGCTGTTCTTTAAGAGATAAGTTTCCTGAAGATTGCGGCATACCATGTTGATTCATTTGTATAGCACCGCTACTATCTGTTACAGCTTGAAATCCAGCAGCACCACCAGATAGTCTATTATCTGCTACGTCATACTTTGGACCCTCGTCTTTAATTTGTTGCGCATAGTTTGTGTAAATTTTAGTTCTACCTTCTTCAGAAAAACTATCTTTAATTCCAGACACAGCCTTTTTTGCATCTTCAAACAATGCATTGCCAAATATTTTTGTGTTTCTAAATCCACCAGCTTCGTTGTATTCTTTTAACTTTGCTGCAGCATCTGCAGATAAACCGCCTTTGCCCTCTCGCCAACCTTCAAATTTTTCATCTAAAACTTTTTCAATTTGAGTTTGTTCTCTATAACCAGCAGCAAGAGTACCCCCACCAATAATTGGACTAAGAGTCATTAAGCCTTGACCAGCCCCTAATGTTTTCTTATTATCTAACCACATATCTAAAAGAACATCAGGGTTATCACTTTTTAATTTATTTTGTTTGTCTTGAAATGCAGCTTGTTGACGTTCTTGATCTGCTCTATCTCTTAGCTGCAGTATTTCCCTTTTATCACTGTCATCTTTAGCTGTTACTTGTGTAGTAGACACACCAGTTTGTCCTGTTGTACCTGTTTGTCCAGTAGTTCCAGTAGCACCACCACCGCCACCAGTAGACACATTACCTGCATCATACTCAGATTTAGGAATGTATCCAGCAGGAATTGCTTGTACTGGTTTACCTTGATAGAAGTTAATTTCTATTGTAGCACCTGTGCTTGGATCAATGTATGTTACTGTAGTATATGCATCTTCAACTGTAGGAACAAATGGAGTTGTAGGAGTTGTAGTTGGCGCAGGAGTAGGTGTAGTTGGAGCACCTACAAATAGCGGAGTGTATCCACCAACAGGTGCCGTTGTAGGTTGTGTAACATTTGTAGGCTGACCACTAACTGGAATTGTTGGTGCACCCATTAATGGTTGGTTAGCATAAATAGATTGTTGTGTACCTATAACACCAGTAGATGGAGATACATACGTACCTTCAGCAGCGTGTAATACACCACCGTGTGCTTTTTCTTTAGGTTCTTTACTATCTTCTACTTCCATAGGTTCTGCGACAATAATAAGATCATCCACAGTAAATGGAATATCATCAGGCAGTGTAGCTTCGTCAGCATTTCCCATCTGACCCATAGCTTCCATTTTCTTTATGCCCATTTTAGCTTCTTGTCGAAGTTCCATTAGTTTTTCTAAACCATGATAACGTACAACATCAGCAGGAAAAACAAACTCTCCTTCACTTAGCATAGCAGGAATATCATCTCGTACTTCTTTTTTAGTACTTCCAGTAGGAACATCGTTTCCCGATTCCTCATCTACCATGCCGCCCTCTTCTTTAAGGCCACCTTCTTCAAAGAGTTCCATTTGTTCTTCCATAGTAATTTCCTTACTGAGATTTTAATACTTCATCACGTAGTAGTTTTAATCTACGTAATTGATAAATAGCACCTTGTGCTCTATGTACTGCAACTACTTCACTTGTTTGTTCCATAGTACGATGTTGTTGGTCTATTAATGAATCTAAATATGCTTCAAACTTAGACCACTGAGCTTGGTTACTAACCAGCCCCTTGAGCTTGCTGTGGTGCTCCTTGTCCTGCATTTCCACTAAATCCTTGTTCTTGTGGTGTAGGTGCTTGGCCCATGCCTATAGTACCACCACCTGCTCCTGATGTATCCATTGGGTTTGCACCTGCTGGTGCTCCCCCTTGCTGCTGCTGCTGTTGCTGTTCTTGCTGGAATGATTTCATTAACTCAGCTTGAATTGCAGCATCACTCATGTTGTTAGTTACTTTGTCAGGGTCAAGATCAAGAGACTTTGCAATCTCACGAATGATGTATTGGAACTTAGCAAACGGCGCAAGTGTTGGTTGGGATGCTACTTGCATGAATTGCATAAGTCGTTGGCTACGAACTTCATTAGCCATAAGTGATTCTGTTCCACGTGCTTTAACTTCTAAGTCGCCTTTAATTTCAGGATCAAAGTCAAACTGCATATTAAAGCGGAACATGCCCTCACCTAGTGGGCGTAGTAGATAGTCATCTACATTCTTAATAACATTTTTAATGCTGCCAGTAGCTGCACCCATTAACATACTAATACCAGATGCAGTACGGCCTACACCCGAAACACCAGTCTGTCCGTGGGCAAAGCTAGGAAAGCCAGTTGATTCATCTGCAAGTACACGAGCCTTATCAAATAGCTGTAGGTTTTCTCCTGCAACATTAGGAAACTTAGTACCAAAGATAGCCTGTCCTGGTGCACCACCCTGTCTACGGAATACTTTGCCTGGGTATACTGATAGGTCTTGGCCTGGAACTAAGTTAGTTTCATCTACTTCAATCAATAGGTTACCAGATAATACAGCATTATCTACTGCCATACGCATGAAACCATTCATTAGTGTTTGAGTATCATCCATGTTTTCAGCAATACCAATACCAAAGAATGAATATGGGTTTAGCTCATATGGTGCCGCCATGTAGGGAATACGAGCAGGTTTAAATGGATTCATTACCATTCGTAGTAGCTGTCCGTTACAAATCCAAACATTAGCTTGTAGCTCATCTGTGTCTTGTAGTTCACGAGGAATATCTACACCTTGCTCCATAAGCATCTCTACGTCAACCATTCCCCAGTACTCTAGTACTTCAAAACGTTCAACGCCGTGCTCAGGTGCGTAGTCAGATAGATCATCTTCCCAGTATTCTTTGTCGTAGTTTTCACCTAGACTAATTACTTCATCAATTACAGATGAACGGAAGTAAGGACGCTTCTTTAGTGCACGTAGTTGTGAACGTGACATCTTATGACGTTCAATAACATACTGCGCTTCATCCATGTTATTTGCATCTGGATCAGGATAGAAGTTCCATACAGATACGTGGGATACTTGAGGTACAGTTTTAAAAGTAGGTGAATACTCTCCTGTATCATCTTCCCAATTAGGATACTCTTTATCTACAGCAAATGGACCTTTCATGATACCAGTGCCAAACAAAGCCATTTCAAATGCTGTATTGCGTAGATGCTTAGATGCAGAGGATTCTTCTAATTGGTCTTGAATTTTCTTTTGCATCTTTTTAGCTGCAATCATTGCAGGACTAAACGTAACTGAAGTAGGTGTTGTACCTGCACCAGCTTGCACACCGTTAATAGGTTCTAGTTTTTTGTCTAGTTCAGGATTAAGAAGTTCTTGTAGTGTCTTAGATGTTGCTCCTGCAGGAAACTCTTTACCATCACCTTTAAATCCATACGGAGATACAGGCTCTGCTTTTTTATCTTCACGTAGTTCTTCAGGTAGTGCAGGGTCAAAAGATACATCTTCAACAATACCATCTGGCAATTCAGTAGGATCAATACTAATAGGAAAAGCATTCTTAGAAAAAAGAACATCAGCAATCTGTCCGTAAGCTGCAAGTGTTTTAGTCTTAGTTACTTTAATAAAGACACGAGACTTCTCAGCTTCAGTAAACTGAACTTCTGGCCCATAGATACCACGATAGTTACGATATGCTCGTAGCCAACGTTCTTCATCTTGACGACGATAATCTTCTGCACGACCATACCGTTCCATAATAAACGGAATAATTTTAGAAGTATCAGCGTCATCAACGCTTGTATCTTCTGAATCTTCTAGGACGATTGCATCGTCTTCAATAAAGACATCACTATCTTCTGCCATTTACTTTTCCTTACTAATAGCCAAATGTGCTATCTGCTACTCTCATTCCTGTAGACGGAGTTCCATGAGAATCAAAATCAAAAACACTAAAACGTGGTCGTGACATTATACCGTACCGTAAAGCATCATACAAGTGATCTTCTGATAGTGTATCAATATCTTCTGGATTCTTTTTATCTATGGGCAGTGCGGGTAACTGCGCAACTGTATTTGTACAAGTATTAAAAAATATTAATCTAGGTTCTTCAGTAAACTCGTCTACCTGTAACCGTCTGTGTATTTCGTTCTTACCTGCTACACGTGAACCTCTTGAACGATCTGATGGCCTCCAACGACAACCACGCATAATCATTTGTTCAGCTAGGCTAGGACCAGTGTCACCTCGTTTGTGCCACAGTGAACTATCAAGAACACCATACTTAATGTTACCATCTTCAGCTTCTAACTGCAATACCATATCTGCAAGATCAGTAGCTAAAACTTTACTGACGTAGAGTTCTCTATATACGATAAGTTGCTCACTAGGCGATATGGCAAACCAAAGCACAGCACTGTAAGAACCGTAGCCGTAATCACATGCTCTAAACTTAACCCAATTACTAGGGATATTAAAAGGCTCAACGACATGTACTCTCCTGTCAAACTCAGTAAAGGCTGCACCTTCTTTTATGTCCCAGTCACCTTCTAACAACTGTCTACGTTGCTGTTCGGGTAGTGACAATAGCATAGCTTCATAGTCGCCTTGCTCTGCCAAGTATGGGTTATCTTTTAATCTGGCAGGTATAAACCTACGTTTGAATAGTGCCTTACCAGCTTTTTCGTGTCCTGCTGGGTAACGTAATGTTTCACCTGTTTCAATGTCAGTAGCTTCAAATGCTTTACCTGCAGGTGCAGGATCAATAAACATTTTCTTAACCCAATGATGGCCTCTACCTCCTGGGTTGGTAGTAGCTCTCATATACACAGGTAGATCAGGTGCAGTAGACCGTAGACGAGAACGCATGTAGTTCCATGCAAATGGAGTGGGCCATTGTGTAAGTTCGTCAAAGCCTATCCAGCTAAATGCTAGACCTTGGTAACGCAGAACGTCATCTTCCTTGTCTAGGTAGGACATCCACAACCTCGCACCAGAGGGCGCAGTCCACTGCATCTTTCGTTCTGACCACTTAATTCCAGGCCATATCTTAGGATACATCTCTTGTGATTTAAAGATAAGTTCCCGTAATTCTTCTGTAGTATGGCGAAGTAGCAATCCTGAGAAACTAGGGTGTCCCATAAAACGTAGAGGGTCAGCTAACATAGCGTATGATTTACCGCCACCTGCACTGCCGCCATATAGTACTTCTCGTTCACCTGCAGCTAGGAAGTCTGTCTGGGGGCCAGCATTAGGTTTAAAGATTACATTGTGTTGCTGCTCAATCGGAATCTCTTCCACTGTAGTAGCAATAGCTGGTGCACTAGGCTTCTGCTGTTGTTGAGTCTTCTTGGTCGCTGCTTTGCGCTTTTGCACCGAGGCGTTTCTGGTCGAGTTCCTCCGCTTTGGCGATTGCCTTTTTCGCATAGTCTGCCCATCTGCGTAGGCTTCCAGCTTTGTTTTTTCTTCTTCGTTCATTGTCTAACCGCTTCTTCAAACCTACGTGGGATATTTCCCTACCTGTATTCCGTGTAAGCCAATTGGCTACTTCACGATACGAATATTGTTTTAGATATTGACTAGCTTTCTCTAGCATATCTAATTGGTATTCGTTGGGCAACAGTACGTCTGGATCGTCGGGGTCTATGTCGTACCCAAAGGGTATGGTACGTGATATACGTGGGATTGGCACCCACTCGTTATTTTCTTTTATGTCAGTTGGTTGGGGTAACTTCCATTGCTTTAATGGTTTAGTCATCATCATCCATTTGTTTAGGAGGCATAAGCATAACGCCACCCTTAGCTTCTACTTGCATCTTCTCAGTTTTAACGAGACCTGTACGATCAAGTAGTTCTTTGGCAGCTTGCATTTTATCACGAATGCCTAGTTCAGTTGGGTCATACAAAGCACCAACCATAGCCATTGCAGCTTTGGGTGCGTTGCGTGACATAAACAACTGTGTGGCATCAATGATTTCTTCTTTTAAGCTAGAGACAACCTGTGTTGTAGAAGTTGTATCTGAATAGCCAGCGAGTTTCTTAGCTGTAAGAACATCTCCTCCTGCCTCGTCAAAGAGGACAGCTAAAAACTTTTGTTGTTGTTCAGTTAACTCACGAGCCATTGTACTTCCTTATTATACCATCAATTCAAAGTGAGGACCATCAATAAATGGACGTTTTCCCTGTGATCGACGTAGGTCAACGTATTCATTCATAGCGTCTTCCATTGTGCCTACATACTCAGTAATATTTCCTACTGACCACGCTGCACCCCATTTAATCTTACAGCCTATTTCACCCGCAGCTTCTGCCATAGCATCTGCAATGTTATCGTAAACATTGATTTCCCAAACTACATCTGAACCATCATAAGCTACTAGGTCTACGGCATGTGAGTACCCATCACCTTGAATTAAGTGGCGAGAGTTCATAGTTTGTGAACGTCCTGATGCATATAGTTTCTTTTGTTCGTCTAGGGTACGTACACCGTAAGTAACACCAAAGTCTACAGTAGTTAATTCAATAGCACGTTTGACTGTATCTACCATGTCTGGGTGAACACCCTCAAGTTTTTTTAGTGATCTATTGCTTAATTTAAACGCCATCATTTTTCCTATTTTTAAATGGTAAGGCTATTATATTGTATAATCCTTGACCTATCTGTGTGGGAGTAGGTAACAGCCATCCTAGTATTAATAATAACATTACCCATATTGGAATGTTAGTATTTTTAATTGTCAGCTTATCTATAGACTGAGCTTCTACTTCTTTATTCTCAGTTACAATGTCTCTGCCAGCTTCCTGTTTAGTTTGCTGGGCTACAACTTGCTGAGTATTCTCTTTACCTATTTGTGCATTAGAGTTTACTGTAGGTCCACCACCACCTCCAAAGAAGGGTAGACTAGTTAAACCACAACTAGATAATAATAGGATCAGGCATAGGCTACTTAGATGGCGGTACATTATTCTTAGCACCCATACTAGTAAAACCAAAGTATGCAGCCGTTACACCTGATACAGCTACAACATATACTGCAGCAATATCAGTTAAAAGATTAGCAGCTTCAGACAATCCTATGAATGAAGCTAATACAATAAGTAATGGATATGCTAACATACCTGACAAAGCAAACCAAGTCATTTTTAATTGAGCGTCACGTTTGTGATCTTCATCTTCCATGCGACGACGACGATCCTCTAACATGATCTCACGTTCATCTTGATCTAGTGTGCCATTGCCGTTTAGGTCATAGTCTTCAACCATTACGTCCTCCGAAACCTTGCAGCCGTTTTAGCTGCAGCTTTAGGCTGTTGAGAGTATTGTTTACCTGCTGCTGTATCTTTTCTTTTCTGTGCAGTACTAGCTGCATATTGAGAAGAAGACATAGCTTTAAGTGCTGCTTTAGGGAGATAACGCTCTCCCGTAGCATTTGGACCTTGTGTTGATGGTTTACCACTTTTAGTTCCCCACTGCTGTCGTGTCCATTTATTAAGACTTTTCTGTGGTGCCTTTAAACTCATGTTTTGTATCCACCACCTGCAGCTTCATATTCTTTGGCAAGTAGCTGGGCTTTACGTGCAGACCACTGCCCAGCTTTACCGCCTCTTGTACCTGCTTTAATCTTTTTAAACAGACGTTCACGCAACGCTGGTTTTGTGTAGTTTCCAGCCGAATTTACGGTACTCTTCTTCTTTTTGGGCTTGGGGGATTTCCGTGGTGCTCTCATCGTATACTACTCTCCGAATGTCTCCACGCCCAATTCCGATGTCATTTAGTTCACGATCTGTCATTGCAGATAGTTGCATCATAGCAATACGACGATTCGCTTCAGCTTGACGTGCTTCAATAAATTTAATAAATAGTTTCTTAAACCATTCTTTTGTCATTTTAACTTCTCCTATATGTTAACGCTACACTATTGTAGCTATGGAGATAGTTATATCATAGATACTTACCTAATAGTACCTACATAATTTGCATACCCGTTAGTTAAGTATATCATACTAACCTACAGGTATAAACGTTTCAGTTACAGTAACAATACTATCAATGTGTCCTGCAGCAGTGGGTTGTACCTGTATCTTATCACCTGCTTGTAGAACAAGATCAATATCAGCAAACTCGTGGTAGCCATTACCAGCTAAACTCTTATCATTTAGAAAATGTGAAGTATAAGCATCTGCAGCTACGTACCACTGAATAGTAACACTGTTAGTTGCACCACCGCCATTAGCCACAAGGATATAGGTAACTTCAGCTACGCAATTAGCGGGGCATGTATATACGTCTTCTACTGTAGTGCCACTATTGTGACCGTATACAGAACGTCTACGTGCTGGTTTACCTTGGCTGCTTAAAGTCATTACTTCGTTGTTTTCTTCTTAGACTTAACGACCCATGCTTCGTTAACTTCAGTGTTAGGGTCATCAGCAATGAAATGACCATTCTTATCACGAGCACGTTCCATTACAAGTTCAGTAGCAGCTTCAGCTACCTTTTTAACTTTCTTAACTGCCTTTTTAATTACAGTAGGTTTATTACGTAGAATATCTTGAATTTGAGAATCAGATACAAATGTACCACCATATGGGTCTTTACCAGCTAGAACATCACCACGTTTAGTAGTGATAGTGTCTGGCGTTACAATGTAACCACACTTCTCAAGTTCATCTTTCCAATCTAAAAAATTCATTTCTTTTTAGTCTTTCCTAAACACTTACCTGCAGCCAAGCAATTGCCACGAGTAGTGCATCCTTCACAAGTCTTCATGCCGAGTCTCCTTCTACTTTGTGGCAGTGAGGGGTAGCATAAGCACCCCCCTGTCGTATATTAGTTGCTATCTGTTCAGCTTCCTTCAAACAAGACTCTTCACTATAGAAGGGTTCAGGTTTAGCTATGATCTTACAGGACAATGCCATAGGATCAAAACAGACTAGCAATATACCAATCCACACAGTATTACTTCTTCTTAGAGTAGCCGCCTTTAGCAGCTCTCATCATACTAGCTTTTTTACCTTTAGCTTTTGGTTTTTTAGGACCACTATTATTGTGCATAGTAAGAAGTTCACGTAGAGGAACACCTAGCTTGTCAGCTTCTTTTTTCATAGCCTTCAACCAAGCTGGTTCAGGAGAACCTCCACCTTTCAGTTTAATTGCGCCACCCTTGGCTTTTTCTTGTGGGCGTAGCTTAGGTTTAGGTGAAGTACCACGAGTGTTATTACCTTTCATGTTACCTGTGCTTGCCAGCTTACGCATTTCTTTTTCAATAGCAGCTTGAATCTTAGCTCGTTGTGCTTCAGTCTCAGCTTTACGTTTAGCTGCACGTAGTTCTTGTAATGAC